TTATTAAGTATTCTTATTAAGTATTCTTATTAAGTATTCTTATTAAGTATTCTTATTAAGTATTCTTATTAAGTATTCTTATTAAGTATTCTTATTAAGAATTTTTATTAAGTATTTTTATTAAGTATTTTTTTTAAATTTTTATTATTATAATTATTTTATATATGAGAAAATATAATATACAATTAAACTTATTTTATCTACACATAATTTTTATCTAAACATATATATATACTCTTATCTTTATATCATTTTACCGTTTATTAAAGTCGCATCTTTATACCAAGTTGCAATATTTGCTCCATAATTAATATCAATAAAAAACCCGATAATATATATAGTAATAACATTAAATATTTATCTACCATATTCTCATTTAATTCATTATCATCATCATTTAATGTATTCGCATTCTTATTTGAATTATTATTCTTTCTAACTTTATTTTGTCCCAAATTATTTTTTAATAATGGCTTCTCGGGCTCTGCAGTATCATCCATCACATCATTCGGATTATCATAATCAACTACATTTGTTGCAATATTCATAAAATGTCTATCATTTAATGCACTATGTGCATCTTTAATACTATTCTTGTTTTTACCTTTCTTTAAATAATCTTCATCAAGAATATATTTTTTTAATTCATAATCTACTGGCAAATCAATTTCAGGTTCAAATGACGCTAAATTAACTTCACTCACTCCTGTAATATTATATGGTTTAATCGCAAATTCCTCTTCAACTTCCATTTCAGATTTACAATCTTTAGTTTGCTTATATAAACGCGTTTTAGGAACATCATTTGTAGTCATTATTTTATTATTATTTTCATTTGATGTCCCGTCAAATTGTGCATATTTACCTAAATTTTTATAAGCATGGGCACGTCTTGGTTTTGCACGAGTTTTTGCCAAATTACATATAGATTCCTTTTCTACATTTAATAAACTTAAATCAGTTGATTTATCATTTGAAGTATTACCATATAACTCATCTAATGAACTATAACCTAATGAATTCATTTTTTTTATTATTAATTATATATTTTATTATTATAAATTTTTATTTATTATATGTTTAATTTTTATTTATTAAATGTTTAATTTCTATTATATTATTAAAATAATTTTTATTTATTATTAAATATAATTCGGATTTTCAGAAATTCTGAAAATCCGAATCCTTCTATATCGCAAACGCCAAACCCGCCATACCCGATAATATACGTAAAACATTATAGCCTAACGCATATACACGTGCTTTATGAACTATCGATGAACGTAATGTTAAATATAATTTAACATCATCAATACGAGATAAATTACATACACCAGACGGTTGATGTTCTTCAGGACGTAATGCAAATGAATATACATTTATCCCTTTATCTGACGGAATACGAGTATGATTTTGATATGGCTGCACTAAATTAAAATATTCTCCTGTTCGTTCTTTAAATCTTTCTTGACCATTCATTTCTAAATATGCTGATATTACAGGATTTACAGGATATTGTTGTATATTTGCTGTCAATAAAGCTGCTTGGGTAGTCTCAGATATATATTGCCCAGCATCTGTATAAAATTGATAATCTAAATAACAATGAGACGCATTTGTTTCTGCATCATCAAATACAGCATCTCCATCAGTCGCTTGTAATTCTTTTTCTGTTAAATTTGTATTCGGCTGTATCACCCAAAATAATTCTTTAATTGTATGATTAAAGTGTAAGTTTATACCATATGGCGTATTCGCTACTGGCGTAATCGCTTCCTCTCCAGTATATTGTAATTGCTCTATTAAATATTCATGACTTGTTTGCGAAAATCTTCTACGCTCATCAATATCTAAATATATATAATCAACCCATAAATATATAGAACTAAATTGAAATTCACTTAATAATTTTCTTGCCACATTTATATTATTGCTCAGTGGCTTTTTTGTGGTTATAGTATTCGCAGTATTTTGTCCAATAGTAAATATAGCTTTATTATCCAACCCACCAGGTGAATATGTGCTCACTAATGACATCATACCATAATATTTTGCTTCATTTAATTCTATATTAATTCTTATATCATGATATTGTAATGCAATTAATGGTAATGCTAATCCTGGATTACGACAAAACCAAAATTCTAATGGAATATTGATTTCATGAGACGGAATAAATCCTTTTTTATCATAATCAGTGGGATTTTGACTCATTTTATCAGACAAGCTTGATTCACTATTTTGTATCTCATTATATGAAAAAGAAAATCCAGAATAACTATACGGTTTGAACTTCGGATTAGTAGTCCCCTCGCCATCACCTATTAATTGCGAAAATCCATCTTTTTTAGATTCTTGTAATGTTAATTCATTCCAAATATTCATCCAATCTCCGTAATGTTTATCAATTTGCTGACCTCCAATCATTAATTCACAACTTTTCAATAATACATAACCAAATTTTCTTGCTAAATGTAAAGTCGCAGTAGTCGAAGTAATACCATTAAGCTGATTATCAAAAGTAATCGATATATCTGGTATAGTCGCTGTTAACCACATCTTATGAATTAAATCACCATTTCTTGATATTGTCGCTGTTAATTTAGAACCCGGTTCTGGTTTTCCATTAAATGTTTGTTGAATAGACTCTATTGCAAAATTAGTATGTCTTTTATAAAGAACTTTAAAAAAAGTAATTTGAGGATTCCCCGTTAAATATAAGTCTTGGGCACCATAAGCAGCTAACTGAATTAAACCACCACCCATTATTTATTATTTTTTTTATTATTTAATTATTATTTAATTATTATTTAATTATTATTTAATTATTATTTAATTATTATTTAATTATTATTTAATTATTACTTATTGTTTATATATACTTCTCAAAAAAAATAGATTATTATATTTTTATGAAATATAATAATTATAAAAATAATAAAATTAATTTACGTTAAAAATTAACTTGCATTTATCAATTCATGATTAATTTGCAAAAGCAAGGCCACCCATACCACTCATTATCCTTAGAACATTGTAGTTAGTTGCATATACACGAACATTGTGTGTTTCGTTGTTGCGAAGAGTTAAACGGAGATTTGCTTGGTCAATACGAGACATATTGCAAGTTCCAGATGGTTGGTGTTCTTCTGGTTTAAGTGCAAATGAATATACATTAATACCTTTATCAAGAGGCGCACGAGTGTGATGTTGGAATGGTTGAACTACATTGAAATATTCACCGCCACGAACTTCAAAGCGATCATGACCATTGAGTTTGATTTGTGCATTTACTACTGGGTTAACTGGGTATATGTCTTCATTTACTACACGTTTTGAAACAAATTTAGTATCTTGTGTAGAATCATTATCATTTTCACGGTAAAATTGATAATCAAATTGACCATGTGAAAGATTTGTAATTGCTGCGGGTGCTGCGGGTGGATATACTATATAAGTATCTGTTCCCGAATCATTAACATTTACAGCAAATGATGTTCCAACTGTTGCAGTATTTGTGCTTTTATCAAAAGCTGTAATTAGTTGGGCTGTTTGTGCTATACCATTATCAATATATACAATATACCATCCAGTTAAATCTACATCACCATGAGCTGCTAATATTACATCAAATGTAATTGGTGTTCCGTTTGGTGTTGCTACGGCTCCTGAATAAGTATCTGATGCATATGTGGTTTCAGTAAGATTATTTGCTGGTTGTGCAACCCATACAAGTTCTTTAACTGGGTGGTTAAAGTTAAGATCAATAGTTGAGTTAACTGCAGCAACAGTTTCAGAAGTATTGAATTGAAGTTGTTCAATAAGATATTCGTGAGAAGTTTGTGCAAAGCGACGACGCTCATCAGTATCAAGATAAATATAATCAACCCATAGCGAGCATGATGAAAGAGAAAGAGAAGTAAGAAGAGCACGTTTATAATAATGAACATCACCATCAACAGTGTCTTTTCCGAGTGGTAAAGTAAAAGTTTGTGCAGAAGTTCCTATCTTTATAGTTGCATGAGCTGCTTGATTAGTTGTATCCACAACAGTATGATTAACTTTAAAATCAACAGATATCATACCAAGATATTTTGATTCATTTAATTCAACATTAACTTTAACTTCATGGTATTGTAGTGCAATAAGTGGCAGTGCAAGGCCAGGATTGCGGCAAAACCAAAATTCAAGAGGAACATTTACTACTTGTTCTGGTATTACACCCACAGTTCCAGATGCTGACATTTTCTCAGCACTTGTAAATCCTCCATAAGTAAATGCTTCAAGTTCTTTGTGTCCATTTGTTGCAAATTCACCATCACCAACAAGTTTTGTATATGCATCACGTTTTGATTCTGGAAGAGAAAGCTCATTCCAAATATTCATCCAATCACCATAATGTTTATCAATTTTTTGTCCACCAATTTCAAGTTCTACATTCTTAACAAGTGCAAGACCAAATTTACGTGCAAGATGAAGTGTTGATGTTGCTGATATAGTACCAACAGTATTACCATCATCTTTAAATGACATACTTACTTCTGGAATTGTTGCACGTAGCCACATACGAGATATAAGATCACCATTACGTGATATAGTGCATGATGCGCGTTGTCCTACATTTGGATTTCCATTGAAAGATTGTTGGATAGATTCCATTGCAAAGTTAGTATGGCGACGGTATACAACTTTAAAAAATGTAATTTGCGGGTTTCCTGTAAGATAAACATCTTGTGCCCCGTATGCTACTAATTGCATAAGACCACCACCCATTTTTAATGAATTATAATATATATATAATAAAAAATAATGTATTTTTTTTTATTATAATCTTTAGAAATTTTTTTTTTATTAAAATATAATATTTAATTTATTATATAATATTTAATTTATTATATAATATTTAATTTATTTTTATAATAAAAGTAGGCATTTAAAAATGGAAAAGTGTAATTATACTTTAAAAAAAAAAGTGTATATAAAACTATATTATTTATATTTAATATTAATAAAATATATAAAATGTATGCCATAATATATATATATATATATAATGAATTTTTTTAATATTAACAATAAATTTGTAACAAAAACAAACAATAATAGTTCATTAAAACGCAAAATACAATATGAAAAAAAAAATATAACTCTTGATGCTTATCATAAAGAGCACTTAAAAAAATATATAAATAATAATGTAAAATCAATAGATATACATCATAAAAACAACCAATTTAATTTTAAATATGCTCTTTTATATAAAAAACAACAAAATTATAAAAATAATAAATCTATTTCACAAGAAGAATTAATTAAAAATGAAGAAATAGATTATTTTCTTGATATTGGCAATATATTATATAATTATTATAATATATCACCATCTCAATCTATACATGATACAAACAAAAAAATAACTAAAACTAATAGTTTTAATTTTTCTCTTTTATTAAATAATTCAGAAATTCCAAATAATCATATAATGAACAAATTAATTCTTAATGAAAATATAAATACTAAAGTCTCACTTTATAATGATTATTTATCAAAATGTGATAAAAATTTTATAAATAAAGAAATTAAGTTTAAAAATGTATGTTGTTATTGTGGTTCTGAAAATATTATTTTAAATGAACAATCTATTTCATATTGTGATGATTGTTCTTGTATAAATTCTATTAATATTGAAACAGATAAACCATCATATAAAGAACCTCAAAAAGAAATCTCATATTTAAATTATAAACGAAAAAATCATTTAAATGAATATTTAAACCAAATACAAGGAAAAGAAATAACAGATATACCTATCGAAATATTTAATAAAATTAAGTATGAACTAAGAAAATTAAAAATACTTGACGCAAATAATAATTTAATAAACTGTTCTACTATCAAATATGATATATTGAAAGATATATTAAAAAAAATTAAGTTGAATAGATATTATGAACATATCGCATATATACATTATCGTATAACTGGTGTATCATCAAGTTGTTTACCAAATGAATTAATGGATAAAATTAAAAATATGTTTGAATTAATACAAAATCCATTTTATAAATATTGTCCTGACACAAGAAAAAGTTTCTTATCATATGCATATTGTATCCATAAAATGTTGCAATTATTAGGAGAACAGCAATATTTACAATATTTCCCTTTATTAAAAAATAGAGATAAGTTATATTTACATGAAACTATATGGGCTAATATTTGTAGGGATTTGAAATGGGAATTTATTCCGTCTATGTAGACAACAGAAATTATATCTTCTTTATATTATGGCTTTTTATTTCAATACAATAGTATTATTTTCAAAATGTTGTTTAGTAATATAATAATTATAATATATATCATCTAAATAATTTTTAATTCTTTTTCGAGTTAATTTTTTCTTTTGAATTAAATCTGTTATGGGAATATTCGCATCTATATATATAGTATGACGAAATTGATTACTATAACTATTATCATACATTGATGAAAATGCATATAATGACATTATATACATTACATATTGTAATAAATTACTAATTATTTTATCATGATTTGATATACTTATTATTAAAGTTGAAGAATAAATATCTTCTTTTATACTATTATCCGTATCAACATCATCTAACTTATACATATCAATTAAATATTGAGCAGGTATACATCCAAATACACATCCATCTATATAATAATCATATTCATATAAAATAGGAGTAAATAATATAGGTATAGAACAAGATATACCTATTGCTATTTTTACTGGCATATTAGGATATGTCAAATGTGAAAAATATACTATTTTTTTTTTAGTTATATTTGTTCCAGATACAATATAATTGATTGGATAATATTCATATAATTGTTTAAATGTTATATTAGAATTTAAACCATTCTTTTCAAATATAATATCTATAATATTATTGATAAGACTAATATCAAATAAACCATAGTTATCAAGTAAATCCTTGAATGTATTAAATGATATATCTATAACATCTTGAAAATTACTACTAAAAAGATTGATTATATCTTTTAAGATAACTTTTATTGATTTTTTAAATAGTATATTTAATCCTATAAGAGTTCCACCAGAAGAACAAATTATATTTTCTAAATCATTTAACATATTATTCTCATATATATATTTATATACTCCTATTTGAGTTATACAAGATAATCCGCCACCTGACAAAACTAAATGTTTAATATTTGGTTTCATATATATATTTTATTTTTACTATATTATATATTTATATAATATAAAAATAAATTTTATATCAATTTAAAAATTAGTTTTTACACCGTTGCAAATTTAAATGTCAACTTTTTATTTTTATATATAAAAATAAATTTATCTTATTATATAAGTAACTAAATAATAATTTTTACACTTTTGTGAATTTAAAAAAATAAATAATCTTAAAAAATATAAAAAAATGTAATAAAATGTAATAAAATAAAAAAAAATTTTTTTTTATTTTTTGCTTACATACTCTCTCGTAAGTCAGCTTTCGTGCTCGGGGCTCCCTTCAGCCAGTGTGTGTGTATGTAAGAGGGGCAGGAGCAGTATCCGCCGCGGTCTTCTGATGGGACAGAGACGCTGGGGCAAGCATCTCTTCATCGGTAGTGATAGTTGCGGTTGGGACAGCAGGCACCGGGAAAAACTCCATATGTTCATCTTCCTCCTCTTCTTCGACGGGACCCCCCGCAATTGCGGTCAGCTTGTGAAGGCGGTCCTTCCCTTGAACTTCTGCGGGGGGGAGCGCCGTAGGGTTTTCTGCTGCAGGGTTTTCTGCCGGGGGAACAGTCGACATCATCAGCGATGCATCCGTGGGGGTGCGCGGAACCTTCATCATTGTTGGATGGATTAGTTGCTAGTTGCAGGCTTGTGCCAAAATGGCAACGGTAACTACAACCAATATGCAAATAAGCATTTTTTTTTTAGCCTTAAAAAAATTATATCAATATTTTAGTCTTAAATATATATATATATATATATATTATATAATATTTTTTTCAGCTTCAATATTTATATCAATAAATAAATGTTTCAAAAAGTGGTATATCACTCATCTCATCTTCTTTGGCAATGACCGCTACTGGAACACACATCATATCTTCATCTTCTTCTGCGGAATATATGGTAGTGTCAACCACAACGGCAATCAGCTCTTCCTTTGTCTTATTGAAAATTGACTCCTCTGCTTTCTGTCGTTGTTCCGTTGGCTGTTCTTCCTGGATTTGGTGCGTTTCGCTTTGCTGTTGTTCGTAGTTAACCGACACACATGCATCCAATACAGCATCGGAACCTACCAACGATGCCATAGTACAATTCCACCAATCTCTCGGCAAATGGTTTGTGTATGGAGGCTTTTGCCATACATTGACACCAATCCATTCGTAGGTGAATATTCCAGGGATGAAAGTCAGCACAATGTGCGACCGTGTAGAGGCACGCAACGGAACTTGTTCAAAGATACCAAGAGCGAAACCCCAACTATCTGCTTTCATACCCTTTTTGAACTTGTCATTGATGATGAAGAAACGCTTTTGGTAAAAGTAATCATTATTTGCCACCTCCAACGCTCGCTCCATCAGAACTTTCACATAGGTGTCAATGTTGTCAATGGCGAACACACGACAAAGCGACTGGCGGACCGAATACCACGAGATGTCTGCTTGAAACACCATCTTGAACTCATTATTTAGCTGTTGTGAGATACCGTTTGGCAACATCGAGAACATTCCTGGGCAAGTCTGTTGAACATCTGTGGGATTTCCTGCCATGGAAACAGTCAACATCGACATCAGCGCATCAGTAGATGTCATGTTATTCATCATAGTTTTGGGCTTGGATACTTGTGCCAAAAATGGCAACGGTATGTACATTTAACATATAAATTAGCATTTTTTTATTTAGCCTTAAAAAAATTATATCAATATTTAAACATTAAATAAATATAATATTTTTATTAGTTTTACTATTTATATCAATAAATAAATGTTTTGTGAATATAATATTGATTTATTACATCATGAAGTTCAACAATTATATAATATAAATACAGATAAAATTTAATAAAAATTAAAAAATAAGAAAGATAAATAATTTCAAAAAGTATAAAAAAAATTTTGTTTGTGCACGTAGTGATTGTTTTACACTTATCCACGTAAATCATCGTAGAATCGGTCCTTATCTTCTACTAAATTTAAAAAGTTTATAATATTGTCGCTAAACTTCACAGCTTCAGCGCGCTCATATAAGTCAGTAGAAGCGTACAGAGGGTCAATAGTGCCATCTGTAAATAGCGCAACAAACAAGTCCCATTGTGGAATATACACTACATCTGCTACATTATCATGTGGTAAGCCTAGAATATCTAAGATTTCGCTCAAATCAGATACATCCCCAATCTTGGAGAAAGGAACAACGACAATATTGTCATCAAGGCATAAGCCTTTCTTACCAAACGCGGACAGAAGCTTCAAAAATAACTCGCGTTCATCCCTCAGCATGTATCCACAAAAATTTATTGATGTATTCATTATTTGGTTAATAACATGATCGTAACCGTATGAAGATTCCCAACCGTCCCAGATTCTACAACCAAAAAACAAGAAGAAGAAATCCTCTAATTGTTGCATATCTATGCCAGGTTTTGGGTGGTGGGTTACTTTGTATTTAGGTGGTGGAAGTTGCATCATTCCTTGTGCCAAAATGGCAACGGTAACTACAGCCAACATATAAATTAGCATTTTTTTTTGTAGCCTTAAAAAAAAATGATTTTTTTTCGCGTGTGCGTATGTGTGCATATGTGTGCGTATGTGTGCGTATATGTGTGCATATATGTGCGGTAAATATATTACTTAAACAAAATATCGTGCGTTCGGGTTGCAACATAACTCCACTTTTTATTGTGGATGGCACTAAGGCACAAGAGTGCTACAACAGTCATTACTAATGTATCTGAACTCCAACTTAATACCACAATATCCGAATCTCTTGATTCTTTATCATTATAGCACATTACGCAGCAGTAGTGACTCCCAACTATCTTATGCGTGATGTGGTATTCGTGTACAACCGACATTACAGTAATCTGTATATGAATACCGTTTGGAGTGAGATTGTACGTGAGCTTCTCTTGCACATTGTGGCGCATCTTGTTTTCCAACTCGCGGAGAAGTTCATTCAAGAACTTTTCTTTTTCACGTATGCGCATGTCCTTTCGCATAGTCGGCGGTGCAGTGATGTATGTCCACTTGAAATAAGCAAATAGCATGCCAAAATATATGCATACTACACGTGCTGCGTCTTTTGGCATTTCTCGCGAGATTATTTTCTCAACTGAACGTTTCCAGTTTTCCAATAATGATAAGTTAATAACACCCACACGATCAAGTCCGCATATTTTGTAGTTGACGGTTCTGGATTTTGATACAAATGGCGAAATAGCAATACCGTAGATATTCTTATGGTGGTTATATGCAAATACATATAACCACAAACTCTCATTATTGTACACATTAATGACCTTAACATCAACTACATTGATAGACTTCAATATGGTTATAATCCAGTATTTCAACCCATGCACTAACTTTTCACCTATTGTCATTGTCTCTTCCATCGCGGTTCCTTGTACCAAAATGGCAACGGTAACTACAATCAACATGTATATTAGCATTTTTTTTAGCCAACTATAATTATAGAATAATTTTATCAGCTTCAATATTTATAACAATAAATAAATGTTTTTTTTGAATATA